AGTAAGTTGCCACCTGACGCCAAATTAGTGATGACCGAATCAGGTTTCTACTCCGATGTGGAGTTTGCCGAAGTAATGCTACCGGAACCCTATATAGTTGGAACACGTAAAACTGACTATAAACCAGACATGCCTGATGGCACCCAAATGTACCGAATTGGACACAGTAAGCAATGGTATTAATAATGTATAAGGACTAAAAGTCCGACTGTATTTTAGATTGTATATTTTATAAATTTGTATAATTTTAATTTAATTTAATTTAATTTAATTTTTTGCTCCACTTTCTTACGAAGTTGAAAAAAGTGGATTTCTACCAATTAGTAACAGTTTTCAATCCCGACCAAAAACTCTCTTGATTTTTCTTCGCCTTTTCCGATTGTTTGGCATAATGAAACGCTAGCGCCGCACTTTCAGATTCCATTTCCTTATTTTGATTATAAAGCTGTCTCATTGCGACCGTCTTATCTAAAGGTGTAACATCCACAGTGTTACGGTGCATTTTGTATTCTTCAATGTTTTTAAACTTAGGCATTTTTTTATAATCATCTTCCGTCACAGGAATAACAGACTCGACATATGCTTGACGCAAATCAGTGTAACCCATACCATCGTTGCTAAAAAGTGTCCCAGACGAGAAATTCTTATTATGTTCCATCAAAGATGAACCGCCAAATGTGGACGCATAAGGATCATTCACACCATTATATGTGGTCATTGTTTGTACTTCTTTTTTGCGTTTTTCAATTTCGGCGCCCATATTGGCTTGTGAAACATTGCCAACATCGACCACATCTTCATTGGATTTTAACCAATCACCGTAACCATTTTCTAAACCATCCTCAACCTTATGTTTTTCAAATTGTTCATTGAACCATTTATTAAAATTACCGGATTTTTTAAGGTCTTTATCTTTTTCGAAAAAATTATTTAACAAGTCGCCTTTGGATATATCGTAAAACTCTGATTTATCCTCTACCTTTTTACTGGTTTTATTTTGAAACTCATAAATTCCAAATAACCGCTTATATGCTTTGGAGAAAAACAGAAAATACTTGGGTTCCATACGAGATTTATCGGGGTGTGTTTTAAGTACGATTTTTTTCGACTCTTTCATCACTTCGTCAGTAAGTATTTTATTTTGTATGCCAAATAGATTATAAATGTCGTCGATTGAATAATTATCCATATTTAAATCCATTTTGGAGTAAGAGGAGTTATCATATGTCACGGGTTTTAAATCATTGATGCCGTCTGGGTTACTAAATGGATTAATATTGTCAAACGGGTCGGCACTATATTCATTTTGACCTTTTGTAATTCTAACACCAGTATGTTTGTTCTGTTCTTTTAATTTATTATAAAATAGCTCGGGGTCCAAATTCAAATTACTATTTGTATTTGAGTAGGTTTCGTGTATTTTTACTCCTCCTTTTGGACATATCCCACCTTTTGAACAATTCGTATTATTATTATTACCAATCTTTTTCATTACTAAATTAATATTGTATTATATTTAAATAATAACATAACACAATAAATATAAAAATAATTATTGTATTATAATAATGAACAAACCAGAAGTAATTATAAATATTGAAGATATTTATTATCAAGATGACGAAGAAGATAGATTGGGAAAAAACTTATTGTATAATAATAATAATCGTAACAACAAATGTTGTTATCTTTTTTTTAGACGTTTGTTTTGCTGCTTTTTTTAATATTATGTATTTATAAGCAAATGTGTGGAATTTTTGGAATTGTACTTTCAAAACAAAATTCTGAAAATATTTATAATCAAATTATAAATGGATTAATCCAATTGCAAAATCGCGGTTACGATTCTTGTGGTTTATCTGTATTAAACAACGAAAAAACATTTGATGTGGTTAAATGTGCTTCGACAAATGAAATAAACGCAATAGATAAGCTTTTAACATTAATAAATGAAAATTCAAAAACCAATAATTCATCTATTGGAATAGGTCATAATCGCTGGGCTACACACGGAATGAAAACAGACGTAAATGCGCACCCTCATTTATCCAATGACCGTAATTTTGTTATAGTACACAACGGAATTATTGAAAACTATCATATTTTAAAAACTATGTTACAAGAAAAGGGTTTCGTATTTTTCTCTCAAACAGATACAGAAATAATCGCAAATTTATTACAATACAATTATTCGCTAGTAAACGGTAGTGTATTTGAAGCCATAAAAAAAACAATTAGCGAATTAAATGGAACATATGGACTAATAATCCAAAGTTTGTATGAGCCCAACAAATTATTTTGCGTGAGAAATGGTTCGCCACTATTAATAGGTCAAACCGAAGATAGAGTGATAATTACATCAGAGCAAAGTGGTTTTTGTAATATGGTAAATAATTATATAACTTTGAATAATGACGATATATGTATAATTGAACAAACCGGTTCACAAATCAATATCACAACAAATCACATATATTTAAAGAAAAAAATAACTGAGATAGAAGGTATTCTAACACCACACCCATATAACCATTGGACTTTAAAAGAGATAAATGATCAACCGAATACGATAATGAATGCGATCAACAAAGGAGGTAGAATTAAAAGCCAGACTGAGGTTAAACTTGGAGGATTAGAACAATGTGCACATAATCTAAAAAATATAAAAAATATTATCATTTTAGGATGTGGAACTTCTTTTTTTGCCGGGTTATATGGTATGTATTTTTTTAAACAAATATGTAATTTTAATACGGTACAAGTATTTGACGGTGCGGAATTCAATAATTGTGATATACCTAAAATAGGTGAAACCGCATTTGTTTTAATCTCTCAATCAGGCGAAACCAAAGATTTACATCGATGTATTGAAATCGCAAAATCAAATAATATAACTACAATTGGCATAATAAATGTAGTTGATTCTTTAATAGCACGGGAGGTAGATTGTGGAATATATTGTAATGCCGGAAAAGAAGTCGGTGTGGCTTCTACGAAATCATTTACAAGTCAAATTGTATCTTTATCTTTGGCAGCATTATGGTTTGCGCAATTACATAACATTAATGAAAACAAGCGCGTCAAAATGATTAGTGACCTACATAACTTGTCAAATGATTTTAAAAACACTCTTGATGGTTGTAGTAAACAAATACAGGAAATCGCGAAGAAAATGAGTAAAAATAATAATATGTTTTTACTGGGAAAAGGTAGTGACGAATACATAGCAAAGGAGGGTTCGCTAAAAATAAAAGAAATATCGTATATCCACTCGGAAGGGTATTCATCGAGTTCTTTAAAGCACGGGCCATTTGCGTTGCTTGATGAGAATATGCCGGTTGTAATTTTGAATTTAGATCAAACGCATAGAGGTAAGACCATTAATTGTTGTCAGGAAGTTGCCTCGCGTAATTCGCCAATTATTTTAATTACGAATACACACGATGATGTAGAAGGTATAAATTGTGAAGCCGTTTTAATCCCGGAAAACAAAACATATGGTTCACTTTTAGGTGTTGTTCCGATTCAGCTTTTGGCGTATTATTTATCGGTTGAGAGAGGAATAAATCCAGATAAACCCAAGAATTTAGCAAAGGTTGTAACTGTTGAATAAAATATTATAATAATAAAATCTTAATATATAGATGTGCGTTAAAAAGTGGATAGGTTGCGCTATTTTGTTGTATATTTGCTATTTGATTGTAATATATTTAGACAAGCCGGTTGAAAGCTTCGGAGGAAGAGGTGGTGGAAGAGGTGGTAGAAGAGGTGGTATAGGAGGTTTTGGAAGAGGAGGACATTATGGTAATAGAGGGTTAGGTAGAGGTGGATATTATGGTGGTTACTATGGTGGAGGTGTTTCATACCCAGTAGTAGTTAATCAGGATTATTATCCAAGTTATTGGTGGTCCCCAAGTTATTGGTACAGATATGTTCCATTTTTTGGTTATTAATTCATATTATAGAATAATTAAATATAATATGATTTTTTAAACTTTTGCTCAACTTTTCATAGTTTTGCTCTACTTTTCATAATTTGGCTCTATTTTTCATAATTTGGCTCAACCTTTCTCAAAGGTTGATTTAGATATCGAGCGAAACCGTGTTACTTGATGACTTTGGTCGTCTGCGACTCTTCTTTGGCATATTTCCATCACCTTGTAAATCTTTCAAATCACTAATGCTAATAGTGCTACTATCGTTATTTACAGGTGTTGGTTCTTGGATATTAATTGTCTTGGTTTTAAGTCCAGAGAGAATATCTGTAATATCACTGGGCCCCTTCATCTCAGGACGACTGGTTCCCGGTCTTCTATTGCTTCTTTCATCCGTATTACCGTAATTTTCTCTCAAACTGATTCCTTCATCTGTAAAATTACTTCGGCTCATATTCAAATCGGGGCGATTCGAGTAATTATTGTTTCCAGCTCTTCCTTGAGGAGGAGGAGGCGCGTATTGTCCCTGTGTTGCCAACGGAGGAGGGGGTCCCATACCACTGGGAACTTGAGGTTCTGGATTCATCATATTAGTCATAAAACCGGAAAACCCAGGACTGGTATTGGCCATTGAATTAACAGCCGCATTTTGGAATGAACGCATTAGATCAGGGTTTTGTCTCAAAATATCGTCCATACCCGGCATAGCGGATTTGAACATAGTATTTGTCATATGGACCATCATAGCACTGCCGCCAAGTTGGAACAATAATTTGATTTCAGGTGACATCGATGCCTTGCTCTTATATTTCTCGTACAACTCACCAAAAATCTCATCATAGTCGCTAACGTTTTCATTCACTTGTTCAGACCAACCGTCTAACTTAATATCAAAAGGGTCAAAACGTCCGTTCAAAAACTCGATTCCGTTGATAACAGCCATAAGCATATTGCCTTGGAATTTAACCGAGTTACTCTTGGTTTTCTCCTCCATAATGGTTTCGTATTCACCCATCATTTCTTGTAACGAGGACTCCATCGAGTATTTTTTGGATAACTCGACACCCTTCTTCTCAAGTGCCTCTAACTTGCGCAAAAACTTGAACTTCTCTCTTAACATTTCTTCTTTAGTTAATTGAGGTTGAGATGGTAGACCCTTATCAGGGTTGATAGGCACATTATTAAATTTTCCGTAACCATCCCAGGTTTTAGCGTCACCACCTAAATCAGATGTGGCTCTTCCAACACCAGAAGAACCTCCATCGCTAAAACGGACAGATGGTTTGTCATCATTAAACATAGAACTTGGCGCCGAAAACATATCTGAAGCAGGTTTATAACTACCGCCACTATTGGTACCTGGAATATCATCCACTAAATTATTCAATTCATTTTCTAAATTATTTAAATCGTCTAAATCAATATCACTTGACAATTTTGAACTTTCTTTAATTTTGTCGTTCATTAAAAATTCAAGCCCTCCCCCAAAATTACTCGACTTATTATTCCAATTGCTACTTCCCGAATTATCATTAAAATCGAGTTCCGATATTTCAATCATTTCAGCCATTATTATTCATTAAATAGAACATATAATTTTAAGTCATACGCAAACTAAATATATTTTTATAATAAAATTAATTATTTACTTTTGATCAACTTTTTTAAAAGTTGATAAAGTTGATAGAAACCATAACCCTTGTAAAAATGAATCTGCTAAATCATCTTTTTTCTTATGTGCGTTAAAATAATCAAGTTTATCAGAGAATCTATAATCTGTTGTAATTATTTCTAAACATTTTGCAATACCCATTTTTTTTCTGTCACTATACTTAGTTTTGTCTTTAATATCGCAACACTTAAGCTTATTTGAAGCTGAAATAAATTCCACATTTTTCACATTTACAGGGCACATTACAAAGTATTGTACCAACATTCCCTGAATCGTTTTCATTCGTGTCGCTATTGGACTAATTTGATTTTCGATAATCACTGAATCAATACAAACCTCATCTGAAAACAATTTGTCAAAATGTGTTTTAATATTAATTCCAATATTATATAAATTAACATCGGCTGCTTTTTTTACCTCAATTTCCTGTAGATAATTTTG